TAAATAAGTAAGAAACACCTCCAACAATAGAAGCTAAAGAGCCTATGATTAAATCGTTGTATTTGTCCATATTACAACTTTAGGTTTTGGTAGCTTAACCCCATAAATTCGTGAACCCCTTCTCCTTCAATGTTTGCGGAATAAGATTTCCATCCGTAAGGGTGGTCTACACTTCCATCTTCTTCGACTTCTAAGTCGTGCCAAAGAACATCAACAAGGTAATCAGTACCAAGCAATCCTTCTTCCACAATCTCTCCGTCTTCTATTGTGGGTTCAGATATAACCTCCAAGCCTAATTCTACAACTGTGTGTTTGTGAGTTGGGTATGTGTTTCCTTCTTCGTCTGTTTCAACCCCCAAAGCCTCGATTTTATCTTGTGCTTGTTCTTTTGAATTGAATGCGTATTTTCCTATGTGTATAGCCATAATTTATTTATTAAAAGTCTGTTATTGAATCGTAAACTTTGATATATTGGACATCTCCTTCAAAATTACGGATTCCCGTAGCATTGTCAAAACTCAATGTATCAATTCCCAACATAGTAAAAGTATCTGTTTCGCTTAACACAATAGTACTGTCATTATGTTTGACTTGAATGTCTCCGCTTTTCCATTTTATCTTAAAGGTGTTCATATTCGTTTTATTGAACGAACCCGTCAGACTTTTAACCCCCGAAGTACCACCATCAAAAACATCGCTTCCGCTTGCATTCATTGCAATATTCATCGTACTCGAACCCGTACCCCATACTAAACTTATTCTATTGTTAGCAGTTCCATCTGAAAGTGTTATTCTTAAATCGGTTGTAGGATTATTTACGATAGATTTTGCTCTTATCTCCAAAACACCCTCTGATGAATTTATGTAAGAAGATAAATCTCCCGAAACAACTCCTGTATCTGCTGCACGTGTTGCTGTTGCACCCGAAGTCGAAATGTAAGATGTTGCGTTTGGTTGCTCCTCTAATTGCGCACCCCAAACAAGAACTGTTGCAGCGTCATCCGTTCCCGTAGAACCTCTTAATCCAACCCTTGCAGTTCGACTGCCCACAGACGCAACTGTTTTAATGTTTGTTATTCTTTGCCAATCTGTCGTTAATGTTACAACGTTACTACTTGACGAATCAAAATCAACCAATACCTCTGATGTTCCCGATTCCACTCTTGCCCAAACAGTTTGAGTGTATGTGGAGGCTGATGAAGTGTAGGCTACCTCTAAATAAGACCTATCATCCAAAGTAGTGCCCGCCCCCTTATTAAGAACAACTTTCCTTGCATTTGAACTTCCATCGGGTGCAGAAAAACCCGTAGACACCACAGGTACAATTCCTGTTCCTCCGTTTATTTTATCCCATTGACTGAAATCTTCACTATATTCCACAAGGTTTGTGCTTGTAGGTTCTGTGAGCAAAGTAGGACAAGACCCGTCTGTGTAGTCTAATCTCGGAACATTTGCCCCCATAGTTTCAACAAGTCCATCAGCGTTGATTCTTGTAGCCGATGAACCCCTGACAAACGCAAGGTCTGCATTTGCTTCGTTTGGTAAAACTCCGTAGGTTTTACCCGCTTTGTACCCACTTGGTACGTATAAATACTTTAATGCCATAATTTGTTTTTTTTACGATGTTAGTGCAGTTATTTCTGCGTCTGTTAGTGCTTCTTTATATACTATTACTTGTTTTATAAATCCTTCCATGTGGTTAGCAGGGTTTCCTTGGTCAAAAGCCAACTCGTTTAAATCAGACGTAAAGGAAAAAGTTGCAGTAGATGTTTCTACTTCCGTTCCGTTTATCCAAAGTGCAATATCTCCTGATTTGTATTTGATTGCCACCTTATTAAATGCGGTTTGGTCTGATACCGTTCCTGTTAATACTATGTTTGCGCCTAATCCGTCTCTAATGGTTCCCCTTAGTTTTTGTGATGCAAAATCAAAATAAAGGATAACCCTGTTGGTAGGGCTACTATCGGACAAAGACATTCCTCTACCTGTCTCTGCATCATGCAAGGATGCACCCTCAAAAAAGAAAACCCCTTCTGTTTGACCAATAAGAGTAGAACCCCCTCCGCCTGAATAGTTGTCTCTTTCCCTCGTTACTGACCCGCTTGTTGTTGGGATGTAGCTTGTAACCTTTCCATCTTGCCCGCTTGTTGATTTTTCAATCTGCGCACCCCATATCTCGATAGTGTCATCTGCTAATATTCCTTCTGCGTCAATATAAAAGCGATTTGCAGCCGTTCCGTTTATTGATGTGTACGTAATTCTCTGCCAATCAGAACCAACGGAAACTGTGTTTGTTGTTACAGTTGACGAATCTCCAAATCCAATCTCTACGTTTGTAGTTCCTACACCGTTTTTTTTCCTAACCCAACAAGATACCCCAACACCCTGTCCTGTTGCAGATGATGCCATAGCACCCTCCAAACCTCCTTGAGCAGCCTGTCCTTGAATAGCGTATATTGTGGCTGATTCTCCCCTTGGGTTTATACCTGTTGATGAAGTTAATGTAACTCCTACCTTTTGCCAAAGAACGTTTGAGAAGTCCTCGCTATATCTTGCTTGATTAGTTCCTTGAAGTTCAACCAAAATAGCACCATCTCCTTTTGAGTAGTCTATTCTCGGAATATCTGTTGCTACTGTTTCGACTAATCCGCTTTCGTTTACTCTTGTGGATGTACCATCTTTAACAAGTTCCATATCTCCAAAAGGCTCTGAACTTGGAATCACATTTTTCAAACTACTTTCGCTATATGCAGTCGGTGTTAATATGATACTCGCTTTGTCTAATAAATTCGCCATTATAAATCTATGTTTTCAAGGTTGTTAAGTAGAATAGTCGTTGCGTCTACGTTTTCAAAATACGTTGAACGTGCATCTAATGTCGCTAAAAGATGTGGTACTTTAGTACCCTCAACATAAGGGAGTAATCCATTTAAACACTCTAAAGCCTCAACAGTTCCACCATCATCAAGAACTCTATAATAGAAGTCCCAATCGTTGTTGGGTATCTCGGGCGTAACGCAGCCCAAAGATTCAACAACTCCACCGTCAGCCTCTACTCTATCAGAGAATCTTCTTGTAGGCAAATCAAATCCTGCCAAATCCTTGTAAACAATACCCCAAGAAATGTTGTTTGATGTTACCCCAACACCCCAATAGGTGCTATCGTATATTTTTCCCCAATTGATTGAGTTTGCCATCTTGTACTTTTTTTAAAAACAATTTTAGTCGCTGAACGTTTTTTTGTTTCTGTTTATATTTTCCTCTTTTTTCTGCCATAGTTATTTTACAAAACCCATCCGCCAAAATTGCCATCTCCACTCGGAGAAACGTCCTCGTTTGAGTTGCTTAAATATTCGGGGAATAAAGTTGTATTGTTACAAATGTAGTCAATGAATCTGCGTGTGTAGTTCTGTGCAGTTGCTCTTGCTTTTTCAATTAAGAAATCAACTTCGTCTTTGTTTACTGTTTCGCTTGTTTCAGATGTGTGTTTGTAAACCCCTCCGTTTGCGACTGTGTAAGCAGCAAAAGGATAGTACTCAACCAATGCCCAATATATCAACATAGGCTTGACGTATTTTATCAATAGGTTTTTATAGTTTGCATTCTCTACGTCGTTGATAGTTCCATCTTCAATTTTACCTTGAATAGCTACAAGCAAATCAGTCCCCAAATATTGTTGGATGTGAATGTCTTGAGCAATCTTTAAGTATTGAATAAACTTATCAACGTCTACCGAACCCGATACAACGCTATTTCTCTTGATGTCTGTTGTCGTGATTAGTAATACCTCTGCCATTATTTGAATCTTTTATTTGTTGGTAAAAAGCCATTGAAAGGCATATCTTTCGGCTTCATTGCTACCTCTTTAGGGTTTCTTACTCTGTAACCTTCTCTTTCTGCTTTGTTCGTTGATACTGTTGGTGCGTTTGGATTTTTTACGTCAATGCTTTGTTTGCTTCTGTACGTTTTACGCATCCATTTGTGATGGCAATCTCCTCCGCCTTTGTATTTAAAAATGTCGTAAGTGTCAGCACCTTTTGCACCCCATCCTGCATTTACTACTCTTTGGCTCATTTGTACAATATCTTCTTTTCGATATATCTTATTTGCTGATACCATTTTCTTGCAAAATTCTCTACTGTTTGCGCTTACTCTTTGAGGTGCATAAGAATATCGCACCTTGTATTTAACGTCTCTAATTTCTTTATCTTGACTGCTCTTTGCGTTTGGTCTTGCAGTTCCTGTGCTTACAAAATTGTAAATCTTAGATAATAGGGATTTTTTAGGATTGTTTAAAGCGTTAATTTCTGCATCCAATTGTTCTTCTGCATCGTAATCAACTTCTGTTTCGTCAATCAATTCCCACTCATCCAAGTTTTCTTCTTCGCCTAAGTCAGCCAAAAGGTCGTCAGTACTCATTTTAACGCCTGTTTCTTCCTCTTTTGTTTCTTCGTCGAGTACATTATCCACTTCTGTAAATTCAAGCGGTTGTATCGTCTTAAAATAGGTGTTTAAAGAAATGCTATTTACTGCAAGTATCTCGTCAATAACATCAAGTAGTTCCTCTTGGAATGTTCTGATAACTAAATTGTCGTAGAGTAAAGATGCGGTTTTGATTTCGTCGGCATTGTTTCCAAGTCCGTTGTTTCCCGTTCTTATCCCCAAAAGCATCGGAGAAGTAACTTTATGCCCTACAATCAATTTCTCTTGACATTCTCTTGAAAGGTATTCGTAATGTGCAGGTGCGTCGTTTAAAGGTAAATCTTCAACCGTTGTTGCACCCTCTTTGTTGTTGTTAAATGCAACGATAACTTTTTCTCCTCTTGCTCCTGTGAGTTTGTTCATCACATCTCGCTTGATTTCTCTGCGTTTTTCTTCGTCGGGAACTCCGTTGTTAAAGTTGATAACCTTAGTACCACTAAAACCGTTCAAAGTGTCGTTGATTAAGTAGTCAGCAATTTCTTCTTCAAGTACTGCATAAGGCAAAGCACCTTGATAATCTACGGGAGGATAATAAGAATATCCCGCAACGTATGGTTTTACTACAAAGATTTCATTTTCTTTTCCATTTCCAAAACCAAAAGCAGGAATACGCAAAGGTTTGTCCGATGCTTTAAATTCTGCCCAATTTGGATGATAATACCAAGCTTCAATCTCTCCATCTTCGTTGCACTTTTCAGCACGTAGAGTGTTCATAGGAAAGTGTAGGGCTTTGTTTACTTGTCCACCTTTGTAGTTGATTTGGAAAGCACCCATCCCCAAAAGTTTTCTATCCATTATAACACCACGTAAGGCATCTTTTGAGAAGATAGTTTTCATTTGCGCGTACTGTTCGGGTTTTCTGTTTGAATCCGTAGCATCCAATCCTTTTCCGTAAATCATTCTGACCATTGAGTTAAT